TACAAATATGGGGGGATTTTGGGTGCGTTTTCTCAGGCATAGGTGTTTTGGAGGGTGGTTCACTGGCAATTTGCGCATTTTTTTATAAATCAATGCGTTTTGCCAGGAGATATTTTTTGTTTTTTCCCGTATGCATGCGCGCATGCAGGCGTAATTTATAATCCACAAATCCAAAAACGCACGTTTTAAAACAATTTAAAACAATTTTACAAAACGAAAAAAGCACAGCGTTAAACTGTGCTTTTTTCTATATCTGCAAAGTAAATCTTACTGCGCAGATTATGCCGTTTTTAGATGGTTTTTTCCTGTTTTAAAATCAGAAGCAGTTTAGATTTTTAAAACATTTCATTTCTTCTTTAGTGAAATTTGTGACGACAAATCTACCCATTGCTCACCATCCCAAAACAGATCGAAGTCCGTGCCCTTATACTTGACCTGAATCCATCTTCGAGAAATAATAAAAATAGGGTAATTGACATTCGACTCACGCATTCTTAAAACACCTTGCGCGCTTCTGCTTATCGTTGCATCTGTAGTTATCGCGCCTTGTCGGAGGCGGTAATCGCCTTCCAGCGAAAGTCCGGTGAGTCTGTTGTCTATTTCAGTAGACAGAGATCGCCCGGTTAGGCTTTGGATGCTCTGGCTTGCAGACCTGATCTTACGCTGAATTTCCCTTGATCCAGCCACTACAAGCGCCGCCGCCGCGTACTGTTCGAGCTGGGGGAATATCTCACTAACAATACGGTTCACCTCTACGGTGGTGTCTATGGCCGTTGCTGGGCGCTCGTCGGTCACAATTCGACCAGAGCCATAAGTGATCTTTTGGATATAAAACCGCGCTTCGCCCCGTTGCTCTATGTAAGTGGTATCTGATACCACTAGATCAGCCGTCTGCGAGTAAACAACTACGAACGCTAAAAGTGAAACAATTAGAATGAATATTTTTTTCATTTGCATTGATTGTCGGTTATTAAAATATAAACCATTTCCACGCATTGGATGCCAATGGATCTTGAATGGCCCGAATGGTTACTTTCTTGCCAGCAGTGCATGAAAACGAATTAGTGTATGTGCCATCACCAAAAGCTATTTCATTAACGCCGCCACTCACTGAAACCCCGTATGTGGTGTCACCGTCGTTCGGCCACACAATTATCTCTACATCCTCTACGCTCGAGCTTGGAGACCCAAGTAGTAATTGCGCATTCGATGACGCTCCGCTAGGCACACTTCCTAAGCACGTTATTTTATTGAACCTACTTGGATTGGTGGCAAGCAATGTTCCAATGTTATAATCAGACTGATCGAATTTTATAAGTGTATCAATATACTGAAATGTTGAGGAATTTGAATTGCCGTCCCAGACCATTATTGATTTATTGGTGTTACTTGGACTTTGAGTTGGGAACGAGTATTCAAACCCATCTCCATTGACTTCACCAGCTATTTTGACCACTGGCAGAGTGTCTAGGTTAACCGCTTCTACCAATGTTCTAATTGATGCACTTCTTGTGCTGCCATCGGTTTCCCAAGTTGATAGAATTACTGACTCTGTTGATCCGGTTAAATTCCTTGAAAGAATCTCCGAGTACTTCAATTTTCCATTTGATGAAATTTCTGCATGCTGCATGGTTGTTCCTAGCCAATAAGAGGGCGATAGACTGATGCCAGAAAACTCAGTGTTTGGCGCATAATTATCCCAAAAATTCTCGAATCCAGTACATCCTATACATTGTCCTATTGAGAACGTAGTGTCTGGTCTTGTTCTTACTAACATATCTGCAATCGGTGCAACTGTACCTGAGTCTGTGTAAATGGAACTTCCTCCTCCGGTAGGTAAGTATGCGGAAACGCTATCTGCAATCGTCTGATAACTTGGAAGTGTCACCGTATTTCGTAGCGTATCGTTTGAAAAGGCAAGCCCAGCTCCGATTTTCGCTCTTGTGAGCACCCCTGATCCTGATGTACCTGTCCATGCTGCAAGGCTGGCTGGGGTATCAGTGAGGGTATCTACTTGGATTTTGCCTGTGACGTGCAACCGCTGGTTAGGAATAGACGTGCTACCTATTCTTAAACGCCCCGCGAATATATTATTTCCACCTAAACCTGTTTGCATGAATGGAAATAGATTAGTTGTGCTACTAGTGTCCAAATTAGTCCAATATACATACTGATTGGTAACTTTGCTCCCAGCGCTAAAATTAGAGTGTTGAGCTGCATATCTATACACATTTGCCAGCCTGATAGAATCACCTACAAACTGAATTGTTGAATTATACATAAAATGGTTTGCAGTATTGTTACTAATCTGAATTGCATTAGTGTTTTGCGCATATAAATTGACGTGGTGCCCCCACGTTGGTTTTGCGAATGTGCCGGTGTTTTGGCTAAATGAATTATGATATGCACCTCCAGCACCAGCGGTATAAATAGTGTATCCATCACCAGTGTTGTTGTTTACTGTCGAAGAGCTTATTGTAGCATGTATTGCATACCTGTCTGAATCAGTTGAATTTAAGGAAATAATAGTTTTTCTGACTAGGGTACTGGCATTTTGAGTAATTACCATTGCGGCCCTTTCTGATGAAGAGAAAAGCTGTCCATATCGCACTGGATACAAACTTTGATACAAATTTTGATTATTGTTTATTTTTAAATACGGCGCATTAATAGCAGTATCACCCAATACAACAATTTGCCCTACTGTAATCTGCCCTGTTGAATTAGAATAAGCCATCCTTTGCGCCGTAAACAACCCCGTCGCACTAGCACTCTGCGCAGGCACAACCCAAGAAGTGCCATTATACCACGTCGGCGTATTGTTCGTGGTATTATATCCGAGGTATCCTTGGAATGGCGTAGCAGGTTGCCCTGCTGTTGTCCATGTACCTAGCCGGATCGGCTTCGTCGCTAGGCTCACATGGTTGGTGTCTGGCTGTTGGAGAATGCTTCTAGCTAGCGTGCGTGTACCTGTCCATATTGGAAAGAAGTTGACTACGCCGGAGCCTTGGGCGTAGGGGGCGAGCATTGAGGTAGTGTCTGCGATGTTTAGCTTAGCCGCCACGCTTGCCAGGGTTGGGAAGCTGTCCCGATTCACCCGTAGCGGGTCTCCTACGGTACCGTTTCCACGGAGGGTGCTGTCGCGCTCTACTACTTGCGTGCCCCAGTCGTCGGCGCCGTCGGGGAGCAGGGCAAAATAGGTGCTATCCTCTGTGATCAAGTACAGGGTGTCATTGCTGACGTAGAAATCACTCACGCCGCTGGGCAGTGATTCTACAAAATCCTTCACCGCCTTGGTAGTTGGTACACTTCGGTGATCCGCATTAGAAAAAGTGCTATCAGGGCTCACCAGGTACACCCAGCGCCCTGCGATCTGTATGCTGTCCTTGATCACCGCTCGATCGGTGATCAACATGCGGGTTTGGGCATTCATGCCAGCGGAAAACAGCAGGGCAAAAAGCCCGGCTAAAAGCATTCTAAACATCATCTCCGGTATAGTTTTGCGGCGCCTGTGCCGGTAAAATGAATGGTGGTATTGGTAGTTCTATAAAAATCGACGCGGTACACGCCTGCGCCGCTTACGGTGTCTTCAAAAACAATATCATCTGCTCCTGCGCTGGTGCCTACCTTCCAAACCCCACTGCCTTCCAAAATAATGATCTCCAGGAGCGTGCCTGCAAGCAGAGAAAATGTTGCAGATCCGCTTACGTTCACGCTGGCAGGTACGAGGGTGTCTATAATAGCCAGCTCGCCTTCAGTAGGCAGGCCTGCAATAATAGTGTCCAAGCCGGTAATAGAACTGGTAGGGATAGAATCCTGCTTATGCCAGAAACTATCCCACGTGTCCCAGAACTGCGCCTGCGTAGGCTTTAGCGCCGTCCGAAACCAGTTCTTTATCGTGCTTAGACTTACTACTGCCATTACTGTGCAAATGTGAAGTTGAGGTAAATGACCGTGCTGCCTGGCGTTTCTACATTGAGCTTTCTCACCAGAATGTTCCCGGTGGTCTGGATTAAGCTCTTGTAGCGGTTGCCGGCAAAGTCAGTCAATACAGGGCCGTATATATCCCGACCTGGCCGAAATGGTTCTGTAAGCTGGGCCACCTGGCACCAGGTTTGCAGGTTCACCGTCACGTTTTCTACGTATGTGCCTGCTACGCTGCCGCTCACGCAAATAATCTCGCCTTGCTTGTCGGTGCGTACCAAGGGGCTGAAGCTGTTCAACCCGATCGTGTCAAGATTGTCTTTGATGCGGTACCGCTTTAAATTGGCAAAAGCGGTTTGGCCTGCACCGGTCCCGAAGCGTGCAAAGCGGGTGAAATAGCGGTCTACTGGAGTAGCGTCTTCGTTGTTCTTCTGCACTACCGTTTCATCCACGATAAAGTTGGTACTCACCGCCCCGCCATGGAAGAACAGCACCTCGCCACCGTGGAATATCCAGCCGTCTGTGGCGGTGCCTCCGGTCACTACCACGCCATCCAGAATGATGCTGCCGTCGCCTACGATCTTTGCCAGGTTCTCAATGGCCTGGGTATAGGCGGTCTGCATAAATCCCAGTGTGGCGTCGGATTCGAGCGGGAACCCGTTGGGCTGCGTGTCAAAATCTGCTCGGGTCATATCAGAAGTATTGTAAGCGGTAACGCTTCGTTACCAGCTTGTAAGCGTTAAGAAATTGCCGGATAAGCTGCTCATCCGGCGCAAGTTCTGCGGGCACCATTACCAGAAACTCGACTGCGCTCCCGGTAATGAAGACCGGCAGATACACCGGCCTGTTTTCGCTTTCCAGGAAGATGAACAGCGGCGATGGTTCTTCCTGATCAATGATGTAAATGCGCCTGCTGATGGGATCAAAGCGATCGTTCAAGCCAGTGCGAAGCCTGCACACCTGCCCGGTAATGGTGATGCTTTCCAGCACCCTGGCGCGGAACGTCAGCAGCGCATTATGCAGGCCGGCAACGGGGCTGATCAACGCCAGCAGCCATTCGAGCATGGGGCTGCGGGCAATCGCGCCCATCAGCGTTTGGCGTATGATCCGTGTCCAGGTCAGGCTGTAACTCATCGCTCAATGAATGTCAGGTTCAAGTCGGTAGATTCGTCGTACAGGCGCAGGAAGCCGCTGTAAGGCCTGTACTCAATATCCACCGTTGTAAAGGTTGCAACATCGTATTTGGCCGCAAGGCAGACCCGCACTTCTGGCACATACACGCCTTCGACGTTCTGCAGCGCATCCACCAGGTGCGATTTCACAAACCGCCCGTCAAAGGCGAGGCTGCGCAGATAGTTTCGAATGGCGCCTTGTACCGGCTCATTATCGGAGCCGTCCAGCCTGGCGCCAGAAGGCCCCAGGATGGTTGGCTCGTAGTATATGTCCATAGTCAGAAGCAGCTTATCCGCATTGAAGCTGCGCAATGTCAGACGCACACCTGCGTCTTTGATCTCCGCGAAGTAGTCCGCAACAGCGTCGTACTCAGTACTGTCCAAAGGCTCAAGCTCGCCGGATACCTCTTTTGCTACCTTTACGATCAAGCGGTCATTTTCCTCGGAGGCTGCCGCCTGTGCAATGATCTTTTGAGCGGCAATCTGATCCGGAGTAAGGGCGCTGTTGTCGTAGAAATCCTGTCCTTCTACCAAAGCACTGCCGTATTGAAAATCAAGCGCCTTTTGTTGGTACCAACGCAGGGTATGCGGCTTTCGGCGGGCAATTTCATCCAGGGTTTCGGCTCGGAATACATCCCACAGATTTTCCAGGGTGGCAATGGCCACCGCCACCACATACGTCCAAGCGCGCCAGATCGCCGTTGCGCTGGGGCTGGTCAGCGTGCTAAGCGCGGGATCTGCTTGCACGCTGGAAATGATGTCTGCCTGAATCTGTGCGATTGTTCTTGCCATATTCTTCTTCGTATCATTTTCCTGGTGCCAGGAAAATGTTATTGAACTTCAAATTCGATTTCGATTGCCCAGTAATCAATGCCTTCAAGCAATTCTTCGACAGGTACTGCACTGGCCGGCACATAGCCGCTATTTTGGTACTCGCTCACTATTCCGGCATTCAACACAGCTGGAATAATGAGCGTTTGGCCTGCCGTAAGTTCTGCGCTTATGCTCCGGCCGTTTACCTGGGCAATCTGGAAGGCTGCTTCTGCGCTTCCGGCATATTGCAGGGCAATATCCCAGAGGCTTTGCCCGGCTTGCACCACCACGCCGCCGGTCATTTCCTGCGAGCTGAGGCGCACAATCGGCCAGTTAGCCATCCCTGGCGCCGGGGTTTCGCCTTCGCTGGCGGGCAGATAATCAGCCAGAATGCGCCGGGCTCTTTTGTCCAGCACTTCAGGGATCTGCAGCACCTGCCCAGGCGTCAGCAGATCCGAAACGCCCAGCCCGTTAGCCTGGGCAATCTGGAAGGCTGCCTGCGCGCTTCCGGCATACTGCACGGCAATATCCCAAAGGCTCTGACCCGGTTGTACAATGGCGCTAGTCATATACGGCTTCGATTGTAAGGTTTACGCCATCCAGCGTTCTGGCTGCGCTTTTTACCTGTAGTACCGTCATGCCGTCGGCCTCGTATTCCCGTTTGATTTGGGCGTTGAGGTCGCCGGGGCGTTCATCCAGCAACCAGGAGCGCACGCCTACGCCCCGGGTAGGAAATTCCCTGATCTCGCCTTTCTCTGCGTAGAGCAGCAGCGTCTGATGCTGCCGGGTGCTCTCTCCGGGCACGAAATCCCCATCCTCAATAAGGATCTCAAAGTTTTCGTCAAGGAGAAGATCAACAGGCATAACAGCATCAGTCTAAAAGGTTATTCAATCGCGCTTCAAGAGCCACAAAACTTGCCAGATTAAGTGGCGGGCTGCTAGGGGAACCTGGCGCTGCGCAGGTCACAGTCAAGGCCTTCACAGCCGCCAGGAGGTCCCCAAGAAGCGATTTCAGATCATCCGTTCCGCGCTGTATGCTTACGCCGGATGAAGTTATCGTTACCAAAGTGGTTTCAACTTGCACAGACATCATGGTAATGGCTTCTGCAGCCAACACTACATATTCTTCATCGGTGCCGCCTACGTTGCCAATGAGCACCCAACTATTCAGCTCAGGCACGAGAAGCAAACCGTCTGTTTCTTCATTGATGCGGCTGCGCAGGCGCACATCGTAGATGGTATTCCCTTCTTCATCCTGCACATCGCACACGCCCTCGCCAGGATACACCGAAATTACTTCGGCTGGCACGATGCGCGTGCGCCGGTTATACCCGGTAAGAAGCCGCAGGCCCTGTATGATATCGTCTTTAGCGTCCATTTACCCTACTTTTAAGCCTAGCTCTACGGTGCGCCGTGCGCCGCTGGTGCTTAGGCTGGTGGTTACTTTATCGGCCAGGTACTTGCCGTTTCGCTCATCAAATTGCCGGTCTTCCAGCGCAATCACATTGCCGGGCTCTACGTTGGGGAGCAGAAAGCCGGTGAGGCTGCCCTCGTACCCGGTGTATTTGTATTTACCCATCTCATCTTTGGCGATGGTTTCAAGATCTGCACCGGCTGGCAGGTTGTAGAAAAACAGGGTGCGCAGCTCGCCGTCGCTGTCTCCGGTTTCTTTTTCTACCCGGGTGTTGTCCTTTTTGATGTGCACTGCTTTAATGCGCAGCCGCACGTCGTCTTCATCCCGCCAGGTCAGATTGTTGTCGATGACGTTTTCACCGATCCTGTACTTTACTTCCGTAGCGTCTTCTGCGGATTCCAGCCCTACGTACAGCTCCGAAATGCTCCGGAAGTACATCGTCAGGCCATATTCCTCTTTCAGCTTTTGCAGCGCAGATGCGGCACTCACATTCCGAAGGTAAAACGGGCTGAATGTGATCCCGGGCACGTTGTCGTTGATCCGTATGAACGTGCCCTGCAGTATGTATTCCAGCAGGCTTTTGAGCGTGATGCTGCGGAAGCTGGCCTGCAGGTTGCGCCTGCGCAGCAGAAACAGCGCATCCTCGCAGGTGATCTCTACCGGTATGCCTGGTTTTACCCTGGAAACATAGCCTTGAAATTCCAGCCTCCGGGCGCCGTTGTATCCGGCATAGATCAGTACCGCGTCGCCGCGGTCAAATGTCTTCGCCGTTTCTACTTCGGTGATGAATTCACCCAGTCGTTCAAGCCGGGCTGTTGCCGGTATTTTGATCGTGGCCGTTGCCCCGATCGTCTTGGTGCTTTTTTCGATTTGCACGTCGTGCACCCGCCGGAAGATGGCGTCTTTGATGATGATCTCAAGGCCGAGTGCGTACATGTCATTCAATTTCCAGGATAAAATCTTCGTCGCTAACGCAGGTGAGCTCATAGGCCTGCGCATGCTGAAATCCAATCATTTCCGGCAGGCTAAAGCTGCGTATAACCACCCGGTAAATTCCTAAAAGGTTTGTCAGGGCGCTTTCGATTGCAAGGCTTTCATTGCGCTTATACAGCTCATGGATAGCCTTTATGGTATCTTCCGGATACACCAGTTTGCTCTTGTAGTTGATCGCAATGCCGCGGATCACGATCTCATAGTCTTCCTCGGCAATGAGCTCTTTGACCGTGCCACGGCGCACGCTGCCCACCAGTGCAGTTTCTACAATGTTCTTTCTGCCGCTGATCAAAAGCGTGGGCTCATTGGGCAATACCACACCGCCAAGGCGTACCGGCATGAAGAACGGGGCTCCGGTAAGCGGGTTATTGGCGCTGAGGCTGTTGCGCATATTTATGAACTCCGTACCCTCGTCGTCGCTGCTGGCGGGCAGATTTTCGTAAGGCTGCGGGCTTTCAATGCCCGGGCGGATGATCTGCCCGGCATCGAAGGGTTTGCCACGGCCAATGCCGAAGGTGCTCCCAAAAATGCCCGTGATGCTGAAATCTGTTCTCGCCATTACTGTATCTGATTTGCCGTGTTGAGCACCTGGAGGAATTCACGCTGCACTGCATCCCGTATCTCCGAAATATTCTGATCCAGGCGCTCTGTCTTTACAATGAGCTGTTCTACGAGCTTATTGACGTTCACGGTCACGTTCTTCACCTGCTTGCCTCCATCGGCTATGCCCTGGAGTCCGCTTTTGATTTTGCTGTCTTCTCCGGTTGGCTTCCCAGGCGCGGGCGGGGCTCCGAAGGCATCCGTTACCGCATTGCCCCCGCTTGGTTTGGCCAGCCCTCCACCTTTCTGCGCGGCTTTTGGTTTGTTCAGGCCCTGGTTGTAGCCTTTCACGTATGCGCCTGCAAGGCGCTGGCCTGCGCGTTTGGTGCTGGGCATGAGGTAGTTTCCGGCATCTTCAACGGCCTGCAGTACGCGGCTTTTGTCGAGCGTAAACACCCCGGCGATAAGATTGCCCATAATCTTGAATGGCTTTACCACCCGTTCCAGCACCATTTTGCCGAATTCCTTCATCAGCGCCCAGTTGCCCAGCAACTTGGCGCGGAAGGTATCCCAACGCTTTGCCGCCAGGTATACCCCTGCGGCAAGCACGCCCAGAAGGGTAATCACAATACCGATCGGGTTGGCACGCATGGCCCAGTTGAGTGCGATCTGAGCGCCCCGGGCTACGGCCAGTGCGCCGGAATAGATCTGCGTTGCAATGGTCACGGCCTTTGCTGCCAGGGCTACGCCGCCCATCGTGGCGCCCAGAATGGTCAGCACCCGGATGTTATCGCCGATCCATTTGACCGCAGGGATGGCGTACTCGCGCAAAAACTGCGTTGCATACGGCAATATCTGCTGCCCAAATACCACGCTCGTTTCGGTGAGCTCCTTGCGGAAGCGGTTGAAGTTGGCCGTGCTGCTGTTTACGGCATCGGGTATGCCGCTGGCATAGGTGCGGCGCATCTCGGCAGCAAACTTTGGCAGAAAGTCTTCCGCGTAGATCTGCCCGCTTTCCAGCAGCTTATTGAAGTCTTGCTGATTCATGCCCATTGCGCGGCTTGCAATGCCAAAAGCGCCGGGCAATCGTTCGGCCAACTGCTGTCTTAATTCTTCAGAGCTGATCTTGCCTTTGCTGGCCATCTGCGAGATAGCAAGCATCACCCCGTTCATATCATGCTCGCTCAGGCGCATTACTGCTGATCCTTCGCTGACTGCGGTGAAAATATCGTTGATGCTGCCAGCCAGAGGCGTACCCTGCACAGATGCAGCCAGCAACTTATACGCGTCCACACTGCCAAAAAAGCTGGTTCCTAGCCGGTCGGCGGTGTCGCTCAAAAACTGCATGGCGGCTGCGCCCTGGGTTGCTCCGCCGGTGGCAAAGGCAATACCTGCTGCTGCGCTTTCCATGCGCATGGCGTCATCTACGCCTTTCGATACTGCAGCCGCAACGCCCAGCGTAGCAATCAGGTTGGTAGCGCGGCGATCAAGGGCGGCAAAGCTGCTTTCTCCCTGTCCTCCGGTTTGGCGTAAGTTCTTGCCCAGGCGCGAAACGCTGGTATTGACATCTTCAACGGAGTTATCGAGGCGGTCCACAGCAGACTGTGCGCGGCTGAGGTTGCCTACCCCAAGCGCCTGAAAGTTGATGCTGTATGTGAATCCGCTCATTTTCCTGCTTCTTTATTTCGGATGTCAATAAGTTGCGCATAGGCCTGCGCCCATTCTTCGTCGGTCAATGGGCGCGGGTCGATATGCAGGTAATAGCGCAACACGGTATCGATATATGCGATCGGATTGGCCTCATAGCTGCCATCCGCTTCCGTCAAATTTTTTTTACCTCGGCAGTCTTCACGCCGATGATATCGTCTACAGCCTGAATGAGGCTGATCAGATACCCGGCTTCAGTCTTTATAACCTGGTCGCCTTCCTCCCAGCAGGAATTCAGGATAACATCCACCATCTGAAAGGGATCCTTACGGCTAGCGATGAGCGCCTGGGAGGTTTCATTCCGGGTAGGGCGACGAAGGAAGCAATACATGCCGTCACCAAACCAGATGGCAATTTTGCCTTCTGCATTCTCGATGGTGTAATCCACTTTGCCGGCAATGTCGTTGGCGAGCTCCTGAATGGCAATCAGGCAGCCTACATCTGTCTTTACGGTGTCGTTTCCGGCAATCCAGCAGTTGGCCAGGAGCACTTCCGCAACGCCGAGCGGGTCTTTGGCGCCTTTGGCATAGGCAAGGCCCAGCACTTTCTTATCAGGCTGTTTAAGGTAGATTTCGCGCCCATCGGAGAAGGGCACGTGCAGGATAGCGCCGTATTTGGCTTTGGCGTCCTGTACTTCTTTAGGCAGGGTGTTTTCCATGATTAAACGTGTTTTAAGCAATGTTTACAAACGCGCTGAAGGGGAAAGGGGCGGGCCCGGGCAAGTGCGCCCGGGCCGCTTCAGAAAACACCTATACCCCTTCCTGGAGATCAAGGGCCAGGAACGGAATAGAGATCTCCATAAACTTATCCTCTTGCTCAAGCCCCTTTTCGTATTCCGTAAGCTCCACGCCCTTGAGAATATCGGTCGTGGCGGTAGTGCCGTCGCTGTAGCTGATCACCAGGTCGAAGGCAACATCCGTTACCTTATACGCCGGGTTGATGGCTTTTACAGCCGTATTCAGCGCCTGGAGCTCGCTTTGCAGCAGCATGATTTCGCCTTCAATGGTTTCGTTGCCGGTCTGGATGGCCAGCGCCTTCCGGCCACGGCCAAAGACAGGCTCTTTGTCGGCAGTCACTTTGTAGCTGACGCCACGGATGCCCACGAGCGTGCGCCCGAGCAAATTGACGCTGACGTTACTCCACGCATATTGTTTGGTGCTGAAAGCCATGTCTTAGCTATTTGCCGGATTGTCGAATCCGAGTTTGACAATAATCTCCTTGGCGTAGCCTACGGGCACGATGCGGAGCTCAATGCAGATCTTGCCGGTGCTCAGCACGTTTTGCGCCGGGTCTACCAGCGTGCTTACGCTGCTGATTTCCCCGTTGGCGGTCATCGTCTGATCAATGGCATTCTCGATGATGGCCTGGTAGTACTTCGCTTTGTCCACGGCAATGCGCCCCTGAGCATCGATCTCGATTTCGTCGAGGATCTCGTTCACAAACACATCATAGGCCAGCGTAATGGCCTTATCAATCACACGACCGCGGGCAAGGCTGTTGTAATCGTCCGTGGCAGCAGTGGCAGTCGGGTCATCGGTGAAGTAGTACCCGGCTTTGCGCGGGTAAGTACGCAGGGTGATGAAACCTTTGTCGTGGATGAACGTGACCTTCGTAGGCGCCGCCTCTACGGTATCGGAGCCAACATAGGCGGCTTCAATCGGCAGGCTGCCATCTTTGACGCGACCTGGGTTGCGCTGCACCGGCACAGAGGCCAGCCTGCCCAGGAGCAAGCCTACCGCGCCTCCGCCTCCGGTGACATCATCACCCAGGACGATGCTCACCCGGTTGTCATCGCGCAGCTTCAGATCCACCAGAGATCCCGTAGTGCCCGTAAAGTTGCGGGCTTCAAGCACCACACGCAGCGGCGCAAAATCCTCTGCATAGCTCGTTGCAAGCGCCTGCGCAAAGTTGATAGCCGTTACCACATCCAGGTCGATCTGGTTGGCGGTAGTGTCTGGCGAGTAGCCGCCAGCGGGGCTGCGCGTAACGCCCAAAAGGCGGATTTTTCCGGAAGCGGCATTCAGGAGCTTTACCGCATAGTTGGCTTCGGCGATGTCGCACATGTCTTCCATGCTCACCGCCTGGCTGAGAAGCAGCACCCAAAGCTGGGCGCCGTCGCCAGCCTCCTGAAAAAACTGGCGGATATGCTTGTACACCCTTACCGTATTGGCCGTGTCGTAGGCAGCATTAATGCCGTCGGCTTCTACATCAGCGAGGCTGGTGTAAAGCGTAGGCGTGCCCACCTGCAAACCGCCGGATACGGCAGGTCCTTGCACCAGCATACCGCAGATGGCATCTTCGGTCTGCGGCGCTTGTCCAAGTGCGCCATTTTGAATTTCGATAGTTACGCCAGGTAATGGCATGGTTCGAGATTTTGAGCAGGGGGCAGAAACAATCCGCCCCCTTGTTGATCAATTCTTTTCATCCACGTCCTTCGCCATGATCAGGCCTACGCCTGCAGCAATGGCCGCAAAGGTGGCGGGAAGATCAAGGTTGGTAGAAGGGTCGAGATCGAACAGCGCAACAAGGGCGCCGCCGAGAGCCGTCAGGATTGCGCCTACACCCCAAAGGGTGGTTTTAAGGCTTTTCAGATTCTTCATGCGAATGGTGTGTTGGTTACTAGTTGTACTGCCGCTCGCTGAAGATCACAAACTTTTGAAGCGAGGGCTTCCACACCAGCGCCAGCACTTTCCCCTTGCTGATTACACCGGTAATGTTCGGGAATTGCAGCTTATCTCCGGCAACCAGGGTGCGCGCAGTGGCATCGCTGTTGGCTTCGATAAAGAGTAGGCTGCCTTCCGGCATTTTGGTCAGGACATCGAGGTGCAGGGTGGTGGTGGTATCCATGTTCACCGTCAAGTAGGTAAACCGGTTGGTGATCGTGGCGGTGCGGGTAAGTCCGGTGCCGCTTGCCGTTGAGAAGGCAGCTTTGCCTTGAGGCCATACGGTGTTTTGCGCTGCAAGTTCCTGTGCAGCCAGACTGCACAGCAAAAGCGCCAGGGTAAGGAAGAAGATTCTCAGCTTCATTTGAATGTTATTTTTGAATGATTGAATGCTACCCTTTCGTTTTGCGGGTTGTCTTGCCCGAGCTGCGAGGCGTTTTTGCTGCGGAAACGGCTTCGCCGCTTTCGTCGCTTGCGTCTTCGCCACGCTTCACGATCTCCACCTTTGCCTTTACTTTCAGCGCATAGTTGTCGGCTTCGCGCTCGGTAAGAAAAGGCATGCCGTTGACGACATAGATGGTGTCGAGATCCGGGTAGCTTTGAAAAACGTTTTTCATATCACATTTTTAGAAGGTTGGCAATTAAGGTGCTGGCAATCCCTGCCGCAAAGCCCAACACAGTGGCCCAAACCGCCATGCGCGTTTGAAGCTCCGCAATCTTGAGCTTTATGGACATGATCTCTCGCTCGTACTCCGTAATCTTCATGTCTATCCGGATGAGCTTATCGTTCATCAGAACGATAAGCTCTTTCACGGTTAGACTGCTCATGTCTATACGGTCATCAGTCATAGCGCCGGGTTTTACGGCGCCAGCACAATCAGGCCCACGCCTTTATTGTCTTCGCGGCGGGCACGGCCACCCATGCGCACCAGGAAGGAAACGATGTCGCCATAGTACTCGGCGCGGTTCGGGTTGTCGAAGATGGTGACAGTGCCCATAGCGCGCTCAACGGTGTTTGCGTGCCAGAACAGTACGCAATCGTCATCATCCGTCGCGGAAGCTGCTTCGGGCAGCTTCACCGTGCCGGAAGTACCGCCGGTGCCCTGTACCACCACAGAGGGGCGCTCCAGGATGTTGAAGCCGTACAGGCGTCCGATCACGCCTTCAGGAAGATCAACGACCTGCTGGAAGGCATACTTCAGGTTGTTGTCGCTCATGAGATGGTCCAGCACGTTGGGCGAGAGCATCATGTACCTGTCGCTCATCGGCACGCTTTGCTGGGAGAGCAGCGCCCGGGCTTTGCGGATATCCGCTTCCGTAAGGATCTTGCGGTTGCCGGAAGCGCCAGGAGCGGTGCCAGCAGCGGCGGCGCCAGTGGAAAGGATTTTGTTGGCCGCGGGTACGTTAACCGCCCACTTGTAGGCCAGGTCGTCGCCGACAAATTCCATCATCGCTCCGGTTTCCTCAGAGATCACGCTCATGCGCTTGTCGTAGGAAAGCTCTTTTTTGTCGATGTCGGTGATCAGGCGCGGGTCAGTCGTGTACTCCTCCAGCGCGTAGATGATGTCGGTATCCGCGCGCTTAACGATCGGAGCCGGCAACGTGGCGCGGTTGCGCTCCACCGTCGTACCGCCTCCGCTCTGCGGGATGTGCACCACAGCGCCGCCAACAACAAACTCGTCGGCATTGAATGCGAACCGTGCGTGCGGGTTCGCTTTGAACAGCGCCTCCACGATGTCGGGGCGCCACATTTCTACATTTACAGCCATGTCAGCTTACGATTTTAATGATGCAATTGGTTAGCGCTGCGTAGCGCGGTATTCTTTTCCGTACTCGCTCCGGTACAGTGAGCAAAACAGTTCATAGTTGCTGGCCTTGAGGGCTTCAAGCGCAGCCGGATCTTCTTTGGAAAGCTGGCCAAAGGTTTTGCCATTGTAGGTGGCTTTGCCGGCGCCGCTATCGGCGTTGACAAACTGATGCAGTTTGACGGCAGGCTGCAATCCATCCAGGATCGCTTTCGTGCTTTCGAAGTTTGCATCGGCCAATGCCGCAAAGTGCGGGCGCTGCGCTTCGGTGATCTTGCCGGCTTTTACGGCGTCAGATAGCAGAGCATCCACATTGGCTTTCTGGGCCTCGGCCTGCAGCTGTTCGAGCTGCGCAACGCGAGCGGACAAAGCGGCAACTTTTGCGGCTTCTGCTTTCAGGCGGTTGATCTCTGCCACCACGGCGGCAGGCTGGGCTGCTTCGCTCAAGTTGAGAGCAGCAGTGATTTCCGTCAGGTTCATATTGTCATTTTGGTTTTGTGCAGTTGGAGGAGGCAACGAGGGCACGGCGTTATCACTCAATTCAATGAGTTCGCCCTGGTCGTTGCGTTGATAGAGCTTTACAGCTTCTTTATTGGCGGGAATGTCGGTGAGGCTGATCTCAATGAGCTCGCACTCTGTAACCGTTGCGCGCGTTTGTCCCGGCTTGAGGTCTGCCGGATCGTCGGAAAATTTCAGCGGTACAATGCCGATGCTGAATGCTGAAACGTACCCTTTTTCATACTTGCGCTTCAGCTTCATGGCAAACTCGTCGCTCTCGTCAAACTCCGGATCATCGATCAGCATGTCCTGCCCTTCTTTGCGCAGTCCATTGATCTTGCCGATGGGCAGGATATCGTCTTCGTTGCCAGACGTTGCCCTGGTGTGATTCCAAAGAAAGAGGCCGGTGTACCGGTCGGTCCGGATCCCTTCGGTTTTCACCCAGTATCCATACGAGTTCAACGATTCATTGCTTACGCGTGCACCTGGCATCTGCTCTTTTTTTCACAAGTATACGCGCAAACATAGCATTCATACAATATTGATATTCAGTTAATTACCATTTTATGTAACTCTTTTGCGTATATTGTCACTTTTTTATTGATATGTGCGCAATTTGCAACAAATTATAGCGCATGACGAACGCGAAAAAGAAGGAGCTGGCGCAAAAGCTGTACATGCAAAACTTCTTCACCACGCAGAAGGAGCTGGCGGAGTACCTCGAAGTGACAGAGCAAACCCTCGGGAAATGGATCAGAGCCGGGAAATGGGAAGACATGCGCGAAAGCTACCTCATTTCCTTTACGGAGGAAATGGCCTTTATGAAGAAGCAACTGCGCATCATGCGGGAAAACCTGGAATCCGAAGGCAGAACCACCTTCAACAATAAAGAGATGGATGTCATCACCAAACTTACGGCTGCTATCCGAAACCTGAAAAGCGAGATCGGCATAGAAGACGTCATTGATGTATCCATCAAAGTGGTAGAATGGCTGCGCACGCACGATGTGCGCAAAGCCCAGGAGGCCGCAGAAACCTTTCACGCATACATCAAAGCAAACAGCTGATGGGAAAAGCAGGCCGCATAGACGCCATTAAGAAATGGGAACAGTACAGGAACAACTTGATTCGGGAAACGCCGGTGCCGATCGAAACGGAAAGCGAGAAGGCCAAACGCATCGCTCATCTGGAAAAGCACCCGGAGGAATGGTTCCAGTTTTACTTTCCAAATTACTATAAGGCATCACCGGCCAAATTCCACATTGCCAGTACAAAACGTATCCTGGGTAATGCGGAATGGTACGAGGTGCGCGCATGGAGCCGGGAGCTGGCCAAATCCACCAGGTCGATGATGGAATTCCTGTACCTGCTGCTGACCAAGAAAAAGCGCTACATGTTCATGGCCTCCAACAGCTATGATAACGCCGTGCGCCTGACTACCCCCTACAAGATACAGCTTGAAAGCAACCGGCGTATCATCAACGATTACGGACCGCAGGCCAGCCTGGGCAATTGGACGGACGGCGACTTCACCACACGCAGCGGGTTTACCATCCGCAGCATCGGGGCCGGGCAAAGCCCACGCGGTGCGCGTAATGAAGAAATCCGCCCGGATATTATCTGCTTTGACGACTTCGATACGGATGAAGAATGCCTGAACTCCGATATCATTGACAAGAAATGGAAGTGGTGTACAGAAGCGCTCTTGCCCACACGCTCAATCAGCGAAGCTACGCTGGTAGTCTGGTGCGGCAACCTCATTGCCGAGGATTGCTGCATCATGCGCGCACAGGAGTTTGCCGACAAAGTGGACGTGGTGAACATCCGCGACCGCGAAGGCCGCAGCTCATGGCCAGCCAAAAACACGGAGGCGCATATTGACCGCGTTCTGTCCACCCTTCCTTACTCCGCACAGCAAAAGGAGTACTACAACAACCCGGTCAACGAAGGCAAGGTCTTTAAGGAAATGACCTGGGGCAAGTGCCCACCGCTCAAAAGCATGGACCTGATCTGCGTATACTCCGACCCGAGCACCAGCAACAGGGATAAGCCCAGCGCACGCAGCAAGCACCAAAACAGTACAAAGGCCGTGGTGATCGTGGGCAAAAAAGGACTTCGGTACTATATATATAAGGCGTGGGTGGACGTGGTGAAGAACTCCGTATTCGTGGATTGGCTCTACCAGGCCAAAAAGGAACTGCCGGAAAACGTGCAGGACTATATCTACATCGAAAACAACACGCTGCAAGCCCCATTTTACGAGCAGGTGTTGCTGCCGCTGATCAAGGAGAAAGGAAAACAGGAGGGCCGCATCCTGAACGTACAAGGCGACGGGCGCAACAAGCCCGACAAATACTTCCGGATCGAAGGCAACCTGGAACCTATCAACCGCATGGGGCTGCTCATTCTGAACAGCGACGAGAAAGACAACCCGCACATGAAGCGCCTCGAAGCACAGTTCAAGAGCGTAAGCCCCAACAGCAAGACCATGGACGGACCCGACGCCGTAGAAGGCGCCAAATGGATCCTGGACAACAAAGCACTCGTTTTCTCCATCCGGCTGGGCGCGCAGCGCAATCCGGCCCGCAAAAAATACTAAGGCATGTTCCTGGACAAAGAAGACCTGTACCTCGCTATCCTGGAGGATGAGCTGGAGGAAATCACCCGCGGAGATGATACCCTGATCAATCAGGCCATCAGCGCAGCCATAAGCGAGGCGCGTACCTACCTGTACGACAGCTACGAGGTAGATACCATCTTTTCCGCCACGGGAGCAAACCGGCATGCGCTGCTGCTGGGCCTTGTTTCCGACATGGCTATTTATCTGCTGGTGGCCAGGGTACAGGCCGGGCAGGACGTTTCCGACCGGAAAGACCGGTACGATCGCGCAGTGGCATGGCTCAAGGCAGCCAAGAAAAGCGAAACATATTCAGACCTGCCCAGAAGGGAGGAAACCGTACAAACACATTTTGTGTCAGGTTCACTCCCAAAACGAAACAATAGGTTTTAAATCAGAATGCCCCTGGAATACCTTTAATGTCCTTTAATTTTAAATGAAAATGGAAAAACGCCCATTCTATCAGGTCGGAAAAAATAACGGCTCTAAACGCCTTATTTCGCGTCGCACTCTTTTGCCGGCCTGGAATGCGTTTAAAGGGCTTTTTGTGGAGGAACTGGCAGCCCCTAAAAAGAGCTACCGAAGCTCCAACGCGCCTGCAATCATCAACAACGTGACCGTGCGCCCGGTGGCCCGTGGCAGCGTGGATATACAGAAGTGGCGCAATGCCCTCATACTGGCCGAAGGCGAGTATGATCAGCGGGTGCTGCTGTACGACCTGTACGAAGATATGGTGCTGGATGGATTCCTGATGGACGCCATCGACAAGCGCGTGAACGACATCACCAACTGCTCGCTGCAGTATGTGGATGCCAACGGCAAACCGGCGGACCTGATCAACGAGATCCTGGAAACCACCTTCTTCGAAGACTTCCTTTCCGAAGTCATGCAAAGCAAGTTCTGGGGGCATAGCCTTATGGAACTTGACTGGGGAGCACCAGGAACCAAAACCGGCCACACCCATCTCATCCCGCGCAAGCACGTCAAACCCCGCCTGGGCATTGTGACTCGCGAGCAATGGGGCATGGACGGCATTTCCTACAGGGAGCTGCCCAACATCATTGAAGTGGGCAAACCCAACAGCCTGGGCCGCCTGCTGCAGGTGAGCCAGTATGTGATCTATAAGCGCGGCGGATTTGGCGATTGGGCAGAATATGCTGAAACCTTTGGGACGCCGTTCCGATGGGCCACCTACAACAACGACGAAAGCCGCAAGGTGCTGGAAAGCGCCCTGGCTCAGGCAGGCACAGCCGGGTACGTGGTGGCCCCGGTAGATGCCAACCTCCAATTCCTCAACGCCAACCCGAGCGGACAGGGCGATATGCTCTTTGGCCGCCTGCGGCAGGCCTGTAACGAGGAAATAAGTATTACCATCCTGGGCAATACCATGACGACCACAGAGGCCAGAAGCAGCGGATACGCACAGAGCAAAACGCATGCCGAAACCCAGGAAGCCATTCACAAAGCCGACCGGCGTTTTGTGCTGCGGATCCTTACCGAAAAACTGACGCCATACCTTGAACGCCTTGGATACCCGGTAAACGGCGGATACTGGCAGTATGTGGATGAAGAAAAGCTCTCGCTGAGCGAGCGCATTGCAATCGATATGCAGGTGGCAACCAAAGTACCGATCCCGAACTACTACTGGTACGAGCGGTATAAGATACCAGCTCCCACCGAAAGCGACGACACCGGCGAAGCGGCAGAGGAAGACGAAGGCGAAGAAACGCCGGGCGACAACCAGGGCGCCCGAAAAAAGGCCTGAGCCGTAGAGTACGCCGCCTGCTGGAACTCCGCAGGCTCTACGGCTCGCATGATAGCGGCTGCTCCTGCGCTCAGTGCCAGGAGGTGGAGGAGCTGACATTCAGCAACCGCTTTCAGAAAATACCGATGGCGGTGGTCAGCGACTACCTGCAAAAACTGCACGACCAAACCCTGGGCGCTACCGACATCCATCAGCCACTCTGGCGGGAATACTTCACCCGTTTGCGGCAGTTTGCCGAGGCTGGATATGCGCGGCGGCTGGATGAAGCGCGCAGTGTGCAGGAGTTTGAACTGTTTCGGCGCATGGAGCGTAACCTGGCCAGCTTCGCAGCCCATAAGCAAAACGCACTGACGGACGAGCTGCGCCGCTTGATGGTGGATCGCACAACGGGCATTAAGCGTACACTGCCGGAATTTCAAACCGCTGCACTAGATCTGCTTAAGCAGTATAATGATACCTGGTTGCGCGTGGAAGCTACGCACGCTACCATCGCCGCTCAGCAGATCGAGAGCTGGCAGGAGATACAACAGCGCAAAGACCTATACCCATATCTGCGCTACGAAACGGCAGGAGATGACCGGGTAAGGCCAAAGCATAAGCTACTGGACGGGGCCGTGCATCCGGTAGATTCGGAATTCTGGGATGTGAACTACCCGCCTAACGGATGGCGCTGCCGCTGCAAGGTAATCCAGGTGGATGAGCCAGGGCGCGAAATGCAGGTCAACTTCCAGCCGGATAAGGGCTTTCGGCACAACGTAGGCAAAACCGGCCTGATCGTTGGCCCGGATCACGCCTACTTCGATGTGAGCGTGCTGGATGGCGAGCGCATTACCAAACAGGCGTTTTCTTACCTGCATGCACTGGACCAGGCAGCCACCATGCAAAAGGCCATCAGCGCATTTGCGGGCAAAGAACTGCCCTGGCAGGATGGGCGCAATCTGCGCGTGGATGATGCCGTACTACGCCGCATCCACCGCAGCAATCACCCATCTCCGGATGTGCGCGATAAGATGCTGGCCGTGCTGGATATCTTCCTGCCTGAGCTTGTACTGATGGTAGAGCAGGACGATATGCGCATGTACCTGATCACGCTCCTGGGTGAGCGCTTCTTCTGGCACATGCGCCAGGAGGACGCCTTGAGCATACTGGCCGATATTGCCCATACACCATAATATATAGCGTATGAACCCGGCAGACTTTTTAGGTAAGATCGTGCGCAGGATGCCGCAGATTAAACGCGACATTCTGCAGACCATCATAGCCGTGGAGGCGGAACGCATGTGGGCGGAAAACTTCAGGAAGGAAGGATTCACCGACCGCAGCTTCACGCCCTGGGCGCCGCGCAAAAAACCAGAGAAGCCAAAGCGCGCACTGCTCGTAAAGACCAGCACGCTCAAAGGCCATGCCCTGAAAGGCCGCAAAACGCCCAACAGCGTGGACTTCGTTTTTCCGCTGGAATATGAGCGCGTACACAATGAGGGCCTAAAGGCGGGACGCGGCAAAGGCTTTATCATGCCAAAGCGGCAATTCATTGGCCCGTCGGCAGAGCTCAACAAGCGCATCGACAGCAAGGTAAAAACCTATTTGAATAACCTTTTAAACCGTCCCTAAGATGACTTTAAACATCCTGGTTGCCGCCCTGGCCATTACGATCATGGCCATCTGCAACGCCGTGATGGACAAGCTCCAGTTTCACTTTGGCGTGAGCATTTGGAAGGACAAAAACCCGCTGTTCTGGAATCCGCAGCTGAGCTGGAGAAATAAGTGGAAGAATGGCGACCCGGAGCAGGGCGAAAAGTTTCCGGGCAGCAGCTCCATATTTGTGAGCCTTACCGATGCCTGGCACCTGTTTAAAAAGTTCCTTACGGCGGCGCTTGCCATCCTCCCTGCCGCATGGCTGGGCACTGCGCACGCCTGGCCCTGGTGGGGCTACGCGCTGGCATGGCTGGGGGCACAGTGGCTGTACGGAGGCGTGTTTCACCTTTTCTTCAAATACATATTCGACCGCCGTGAAAGATCTGTATGAACACCTGCGCACGCGCCTGGCTACCGTAGATGGCCTGCGCTGGATCGACTTCGACCTTGGGCAACTGGAACAAGAGCCCATGCCTCCGCTCAGCTACCCGGCGGCGCTCGTGGCCTTTGATGCGCCTGCATACACCCAGCTGGGCATGGGCGCACAACAGGCTACGGTAGTGATCAGCCTGCGCTGCGCATTCCGGGTATGGGAGCGCACGCACAGCAAAACGGCGCTGAGCTTTCAGGAGGCAGGCCTGGCGCACATGGATATGCTGGCCGATATACACGCCGCATTGCAGGGCAGCAGCGGGGCGGCATTCTCGCCGCTCGTGCGCGTGAGCATGGCCAACGAGCAGCGGGCCGATCTTCGGGTATACACCCTGCAATACACCTGCGAGTACTACGACAGCATCGAAAGCCCCTACCAGCCCTGGCCGGAAAGCATTGAAGAAGACGAAAACGGCGACCCGGTACCGCTGCCGGAGCCCGGATTTTGCATAACACCAATCCTCGAAGTATGAATTTCCTATTGATCCTCGACGCCGGGCACGGTGGCCTGCACAACGGCCATTACCACTGCCTGGCCGGCGGGAAAAAGTATAAGCATCGGCCCCCGCATGAATTTCACGGGAACGGCTGGTTCTTTGAAGGCGTATGGAACCGGCGCATGGTCAACGCCATTGCCGAGCAGGCCAGGCAGGCAGGGATTGAAACCAAGGTGATCTCGCACGAATACCTGGATATTTCCCTCACGCAGCGGGTGCGCACCATCAACGCTCTGGCAAAAGGGCGCAATGCGCTCATGATCTCCTGCCATGCCAACGCCTCGCCCTCGCACACCGGGCGCGGCTGGGAAGTATTTACTTCGCCAGGCAGAACCCGGTCGGATAAGTTTGCAGAGATCCTCACGCGTAAAGTACAGGACACGCGCCTGATGCGTATGCGCGGGATCAAGGAGGCGCGCTTCACGATGGTCACAGGCACGCATTGCCCGGCAGTGCTGGTGGAATGGGGATTCTTTGACCAGGTGCAGGATGCACTGATCCTGCACGAGGAAGCCAACATAGCGCGCTTTGCCCAGGCTACCGTAAAAGCCATTCAGCAATACCTGAAAGCCCTATGATCTACCTGGCCGCATTGCTTGCTTTCGTGATCGGGATATTGCTGATCCTGCTGGTGTTCTACCTCGCCATCCAGGAGGTAGAGAAAACGATTCAAAACCGCTACAAATAACCAATATGGAATACCTGATTATCCTGCTGGTCTTTATCCTGGGCTGCGTTATCGCCATCCTGGGGTTTGCTTACGCTGTATTTGGCCCGTTCTGGAAAAGAGGCGGATGGAAATGACAAAGCCCCGGCGGAGTGCCGGGGCTTTGGGCTTCGTAGCGATCATTTTGTTGACGTCAACAAAATGGTGCAGTTCGGATCTGTACCTGCTGCTCAGAAGGGATAAACCGCGCACTTACTAACCTCCCAAATTCTTTATTACAAAATTTTCTCAGTAATCGCTGTGTAAAAGTTTTTCGCGTTTTCCCCGCTCAAGAAATTGATTTTGTGCCTGTGTCCACTCGAATAAAGCACCACTGTTTTACTGCTTAGCCATTGCTTACTGAGCGCTACGCCTGTAACCTTACTGTATGGGATAGAATTGACAATGATCTCAGCGCCTTCTTTTTCAACAAATAGCACGCGCAAATTCGTCAATGCGGCAAAGTCCAGTAGTAGAGAGTAAGCTTGTTCAATAGTCTCCCCATTAATTAAAAATCCCTCAATTTCAGCAATTTGCTTTGGGGGAACTTCCTTTTCCATTTTTGAGAAAAATCCCATGATTGGTTTCATTTAAATGGTGAATAATAATTAGGATTAAAATAAATCCAACTGCACTAAATTAATACTGCGTAGCTTATTTTTCATAGCATCAGGCATTAATCCGGTGGTGTAGTTTGTTGCGTAGTGATCTGCATACTGTAAGATCAGATTTACCACATAAGAAATTGCGCTGATTTTGTCAGGAAAAACACATGTCGCTTGATCTGTGCCACGAATAAACCCGGCGTGATGTCCTGCCACTACACATCCAAATCCCCACTTGTTGTTATGCTGGGCAATGGTGATCTTTACGATCCATGATTTCATTTCCAGATTAATCAGTTGTTCTTCCATCTCGTCTAAGTATTCTTACAAAACTGAATCAAAACATCTGCATGACATGGCTGATCAAGTGGGCACCAGCAAGCAAGATTTTTTCCACGGAGCTCGTCAAGATTTAATTTACCCATTACAAGCTGAACCATAAGCCAATTTCTATACCATTCTAAAGCTGTTTCTGGATCAATGCGTGGACCATCAAGAAATGGGCCAGTTACTCGCCCTATAATATAGGGGTTGCCCCACTTGGTGGGGCGCCCTACATATACAGTATTGGCAGGCATCCGCCAGCCCTTAGTGCGTTTTCGTTGTATTCTTTTCATAGCGCGCCTTCCAGTTTTGCAGATCTTCGTAATACTGTTCTTCTCCGCCTTCGATCAGCCACCCGCCTTCATCCAGGAGGGTGGGTTCTTCGTAGCCGTACTGCGCGGGCGTAGGCATGGGCGGCGCTTTTTTTTCAATGGCTGGCTTGATGCCGGTGCGCTCCAGGATGGCGAGCAGCAGGGCGCTGTAATTGCGCGGCAGGTCTTTGGCGTGGTATACTTCCAGATCATCCACCATAGGCTCATTGATGATTTCGGCGGCTTCTTGGGCCGTGTACCGGCCTGCTTCGGCCAGGTAGTGGGTATATCCGCGGCGGTTTGGTTTCCACCACACGCACACGTACTGCGTGCGCGAACGGTCGAGAATAAGGTATTCTTTCATGGTCATGCGTTTTTGAGGAACAATTTCATTTTTTCACGTACATCGGTAGCCTTAGCATCCCAGGGGCGGCACTCGATATCATCCAGGAACCATTTCAATATCGCCTTCGCAGCAGCGGCAGGCAGCGTGAGCGCGCGCAGGCGCTTGGCTACGGTGCCCAGCGGGAATGGTACGCCGAAGCGGTAGTTGTTGTCCTGGGCATTGCCAAAGAGCAGGGCTTTGTTTTCGATGCCGTCCACCCATTTTGCTTTTAGGGCGGATTCGATGATTTCGGCGGCAAAGTTGCAGCGTTCTTCGTGGTAGAGCCACAGATCAAAGTCGTTCAGGCCCATCAGCTCAATGCGCTGCCGGTAGTGCAGCGCCAGCATCTGCTCGTAGTAAAAAACGAAGAACGGGCCAAACTTTACCCGGGTGCCATCGGTGAGGCGGAGCGTAATGGCGCGGTCTTTTGTGTTGACGGCTTCAACGCCGATTTCGATTTTTTTAGACATGGTTTAAACAAGGTTTGAAGATGATTTAATACGGGAGTAATGCTTCCTGCACCATGCGTACAAAGTCGCCCAGGTGCACCTGCTGGGATCCGAGCAGGTTAAATTCTTCGTCGTGCTGATCGAGGTGGAGCATGCCGTTTTCGGTATCCACGCGCGCGCAGATGTCTGCACCGTTTTGGAAGTTCCACATATTCAGGTATACGTCGCCCGTTGGGCGGATGTCCAGCTCAAGCTGAACCTTGCCGTGCATAATTGACATGATGATTATAATTTGTTGTGTGAGAAAAGGCGGAGCCGGGCAGCCCGGCCCCGCAGGAAAGTATCCCAAAAACGTACAAGAAAAGGCTTAGACTTTCCAGGCCGCTACGAGGCCCAGGGTGCGATCGTCGATGCAAAGTACTCTATCTCCTCCGGTGAATTCCAGTTCGTCGTCCAGCTCCTGATCAATCAGTATCTCATACACCGGCGGGGTAGCCTGCGTGTATTTGATGGCGGTAACGGTGTCGTACTCTCCCCACCAGTTCTTTGGGTCGTTGGCGGCGAGGATACGTACTTTGATGGTGACAAGCTCTGTTTGTGCCATGTTGGTACAGTATTTAGTGATTCAAAAAACTTGCGGGTCCTACCTGCCAGATCTGGCAGTTGAAGGGATCAACCACCACAAAATCATTGGTGCCTTCATCAAAAACGCGCATCATCTTGCGTCCGTTCTTATCCGTGATCCATTCCTGGCGGCCCCAGGTTTATAGGGTGAATAAATGGTTATTGCTGCGATACCACGCGCAGAACCTGCCCGGAGGTAGATTCCACGACGCTGGTAATGCTGTGCTCCTTGCGCACGTTGAAGTCGTTTACGGCGCTGTAAATGAGCACATGCACAAAGCTGTCCTGATCGATCGGGATGATGCGTACATCTTCGGTGCGGTAGCTGCGCGGGTTGCGCAGGTAGTTGTTGGCGATGTGAGCGCCATACTCAGCCGTCCAGATGGAGCGGTCGCCGTAGCGTTCTTCCAGTGTAATTTCCGGCGCTTCCGTTTCCGGTACGGGCTGGCCCAGGGTGCAAAGCGTGACGATAAGCGCCAGGCCTACAAGCAGGCTAACAATATGCACCGGCTTGGTTTTGCGCTGCTCCTTCGGTTTCGGGATGCCCAGAATGGTTTCGGCGTCGATCTCAAAGAGTTCGATTTTCCCGCTGTCTGCTTCCTGCAGGAGGCGATACCAGCAGCCGTTGCGGTCGAGGCGTGCAACCCAGTCGAGCAGTTGATCAGCATTTATCGGGGTGATGGTGGTCTTCTTCATTTTTTGTGGTGTTTTCTGATTGGTAATTGATTTGGCTTTGTACTCTTTCCTTTGTGCATGCGCGGCGAGTTGTCCGCCGGCGTTTGTTGTTTTGCTTCCTGCAGGATCTGATCCGAGCTGTAGGCTTCGCGTTCGAGGCTGTCGGCGTCCTGCTGGTTCATTTTGCGTTTTACGATTTTCCAGCTCATGGCAGTCGCTTTACTTCATCCTGGCCGAGGAAATTGGAAGCAGGCATTTCTCCACCGGTTGCCCGGATAAAGTCCACTTCGATTTTGGCAGACTGGACGATGACGGAAGCCACTTCGGCCACGGCCTTTGCGCGATCAATGTCCATAGGATTTTCTTCATCCATCAGGCCTTCGATGGTGGCGAACAGGTGGTTGCGGAGGTCAGTGATCTTGTTTTTCATGGATTGTACGTTTTAGTTTATGAAGTGTGCGAATGGTTTTCTTCAGTTCTTCCGGGAATCGTTGTATACTGTTTCGGCGCATGTTTTCGGTTCGTGTAATCAGTTCCAGGTTCTCGGGGCGCACATCCATCGTATCCCGGTTTTTGAAGGCTACGATCATGCCTTTCGGGATGGGCCCGAAGTGCTGTATATAAACCTGCCGATGTAAGGCATCCCATAGGCCCATCCTTACCCGGATGTACTGGTACGGTTTGCCGGTGGTAGAGCATCTGCGAATTACAATAGCTCCGTCGTGCATGGTATTTGGGGGCAGATTCCCCTTTGAGAATCTGGTGTGTATACTCCGACCGCCTGACACGAAACGGATCCCTTTATTCCATGGGGTAAATCCTTTCTGAAACCTGCCGCGCTTATCGTCGTGCCCTTTTTTGTAGCGGTATTGAGAAAGGAATTCAGGCGTTTTGCGCAGTCCTTCTACTTTTGCCCTTTGGGCTACACTGGTGTAGGATCGGTTAAGTTTTGCTGCCACATCCTCCGTGCGCATGTGCGGGAAGCATTCATGGAGTAGTTTGCGCTCTGCTTCGGTCCATTCCTTTCTCATCTCTGATCGAATAAAGTAGGTTCTTGAGGATCGGACAGCAGGCGGATCATGTTGTCCACTATCCGTTCTGCTTCCCTGGCTTCATTCAGGATCGCGTTTGCCCGCGGGCTGTTTTGCTTACGGGCTGCGAAGTAACTGCGCTGCATTTCGCGCATTTCACGCACGGCGTTCAAGAAAGCGTGCAACATTTCTTCGTTATCTTCCCACATGACTTTCAGATTTAAAGGCGGTGGACGCCCCCCGGCATCCACCGCGGTAAAGACACAAATAGGTAGCCTGTCTACTCTTTTTTCAGAAACATGTATGCGTAAGTGCCCATGAGCAGCATAGCGGAGATGATGAACAGCCACATCCATGATAAGCGCGCCCGGGCTTTGTCTTTCCAGATTGTGACGGAGGCGGCATCTTTCCGGGCTTTAGCCAGCTCGCGTTCCAGCTTTTCTTCGGAAGCGGTATAGCGCAGCAGGATGGTGCTGTCTACTTTCGGCACTTCCACGGTGATGGTTTTACCCGGGATACGCACGATGCGCGTCAGGCCCTTGAGGAATACCGTATCGGAAGGCGGGCACTCTACGGTATCGTGCACCGTGACTTCATACGGGGCCAGCTCAATCTCGTGCACCACGGTATCTACGTGCACCCGGTAAATGGGAATGATGAGGCGGGGATCCGGCGCGGAAATATCGCGCTGGCAGGAGAACGCGAACAGGATCAGGACAAGCAGCGGCGCCGTGCTTTTCAGCTTTTCGGCGATCTGAGCGAGCTCACGCTTGGCGTTTATGCTCAGGTACTTGTAAAACGTGGGCTTGCTGATGTAGTACTGCGGGTAGATGTACGTTTTGTAGATGTGTACATCCGTTACTCCCGGTTTTTTGTGCTCCTGGTACAGATCCTGCACGGCGCGCACTTTGGTAAGGAAGTTTTTGCGGTTGATATTGACGTCAGACATGGCAGTTGATTTAAGGTTAGTTAGTTGTTGCTGGCAAGGTACATTTCATCCTGAATGCGCTGTTCCTGCTGCTTATGGATGGCGCGCAGCTTACGCGCCAGGGCGTCGAGTTCTGCTTCGTTCAGTTCATAGAGCAATTTGCCGGCAATGCGCGGCTGTTGGAGGTAGCGGTTTACGCGGGTCCAGCGCTGCGGGTCGGATGCCTTGTACACGCCAAGCATTTCCAGGAGCGTGATCACTGTGCTGCGCTTGCGGCGGATGGACACGGGCGCCTGGTTGCGGTTGTCGGACATGCTTTTAAGTCGCTCGCACAGCTCATCCAGTTGCGCCTCGGTAAGGTCCTTGCTCGATTCCACGCCGTAGCCGGAAAGGATTGCCTCTTTCTCATGGCGCAGGCCTGCCTGGCCAAGTAAGGCATGAAACTGCCGGAGCTTGATGGTTTTGGTATCTGTTTTCATCCTGCGAATTCGTTTTCCCAGCGGCGCTGGCTTAGGAATGTTTGTGGATACAGTTTTTCAATGTTCGCCTTTTGGGCCAGCCACCTGTTATACTTCGGTATGGCTTTGAGGCATGCCAGGCGGTCAGGTTCTGAAAGTGCCTGCCAGAGCTGGATCACTTTCTCTTTCTTGCCCACCTTGTAGGCGTAAGCCTCCCAGAAGGTGTTGAAGCTGGTGTCTTGCGGCACTTCGCTCACGGAAACTTTGTTGCCGAAGAAGTGCCGGAATGTTTCAATGTCTTCAGATTCTACCGGGATGTGCTGGAACAACCAGCGGCGGGCGTTTACGTCGCCGCCTTCTACTTTCAGGCTGCTGAGCATGCCGGTTTCGTCGTATTCGGCCACAGCCTTTGCCGTTGTGCCCTGGAGGAGGTATTTCATGTTTTTCGGGTGGGTTTGTAGGGGGCCAGGCCTGCGCCCGGCCCCCGGTGAACAAACGACCTCTCAGATCTTCACGAAGAAAGCCTCGTCGCGCACCACCTGTACGCCGTATGCGGCGGCCTTTTCGGCATTGGTTTTGGCCAGGGCGAGCAGTGCTTTTTTGTCGACTTCGACCTTCACGCGCTTCAGCTTGCTGTCCACCGTGTTGCCTACTTTGTCCCAATCCCAGTCCGGGAGCAGGTCCAGCTTTTCCGGGCCCACGCGGAATCCGAATTGTCCGACGCCCATCTTCACGGATTTTGCATCCTCAAACATTTCCGGGTTTTCATCGGCATACTGCTTCAGCAGCGCGTAGCTGGCATCGAGCTGTTGTTTGTAGGCTTCCAGGTCTTCGCGGTAGCGCGTTTCAATCTCAAGGACTTCAAGGCGCTTCTGCGATTCGATAGCTTCCAGGGAAGCCGTCGCAGCGGCATATTCTGCCATCGCCTCCAGGGCCTGCACGCGGTCGAGTTTTCTGGTCTTCGTTTTGTTCTTGACAGTCGTACTCATATAGTGATAGATTAAGGAGTGACTACACAACTTCTGCCGCTTCGCCCTGGGCAGCCTCTGCGCGCAGCAGTTCGCGCTGTACGGCGCGCTTTACGCGGCGCAGATCTTCCACCACCAGGTAGCTGCGGTTTTGGATCATCACCTGGCGCGGCTCGCACTCATCGAAGATGGTTTTAGCCTGGCCTTTCTCCGTAAGGCCGTTGGCCTCGCAGATCGCCGTCACATCGGAGAGTGTAGCACCAACCAGGTGGATGAAGTTGCGGCCGAAGCGGCTGTCGATCTCGTCGAAGCCCTTCATCTGGAACTTCACGCCGCGTTTGATCTCCTTCTCCAGGTTGTCGGTGCCCATTACCACCATGCCCAGCTGTTCTTCCAGCTCGTTGTAGAAGGTAATGATTGCACGCAGGGCAGCAGGGCGGAGTTTATCGGCCTCGTCGATGATGAGCAGCGGGCGGAAGCGGGCCCGGGCTTTGAAGAAGCTCACAATGCTCATTACCATCTCATCCGTATGGATGTACCCGCGGCCAGGATCAATACCCAGGGTGCGGCAGAGGTTGAGCAGGAATTCCCGGCGGCCCCATTCGCGAGCCTGCAGCAGGTAGACCCCGCTTTTCTGTGCGGATACGTAGGCTTTTGAGCTGGCGGTTTTGCCGGAGCCTGCCCGGTGCGACACGGCCATGAACAAGCTGGCGGTGCGGGCATCTTCATAGACGCGGTGCAGCAGTCGGGTATTGGTGATCTCCACCAGTTGCCAGCCATCTGGGCGCCATTGCAAGCCGGCGGCAATCTTTTCCCACACGCCGGAGCGCACCTGGTCGTGCTTACCGTTTACTACCAGGCTGATACTGGCGTCCGATACGCCGCACTTTACGGCTACTTTATTGTAGCTCCCCAGGCGGTTCTTTTCTTCTTCGATCAGGAGGGCGAGCTCCTGTTTCTGTTGAGCAGTCATAGATTACTTTTGAGAGGTTATGAAATGTTTTCCTTTGTCGAGTTGGTGCAGATCGTAGCGCTCAATGATGCGCTTGAGTGCAGCAGCGTAGCTTTTGTTTGTGGCATATCCGGAAGCCTGCAGGCCATCTGCCCAGCACTTGTAATCATTTCCACACTGGGAGATGTACTTGGCATAGCGCCAATCCGGATTACTCAGCAAAAGGCTGTGCTGCCTCCAGCTTTCCCAGGCGGTTTGGTGCTTCAGGAAGAAGTCTTTGTGGCTGTCGTCGGTATAGTTGGCGCAATGGCCAGGGCGGCAGCTGCGCTCCTTACACTTGATGCCGAAATGGTTGTTGAGCTCACGCGCCAGCTTGGAAGTGCCGCCGGCAGTTTCCAGAATGCCCTGGGCCATTTTCACTGACGCCGGGATGCCGTATTTCTCATGCTCTGCCCTGGCCACGTGCTGGAAACGGATGATGTAGCGGATGTTCCGTGCATCTTCATCAGATTCAGCGCGCAGGAGGTGTGTTTTGCTCTCTACTGATACCGGGCGCCGGGTAATTGCCGGGGCTGATTTGGTGGCAGCGTTCACCGCAGGCGCGGGCATGCTGGTCATGGCCAGCGCAACAGCCTCAAACTTTTCAGGACCAGCGGCAGGCGCTGCGGCAATCTGTTCGGGCTGGTTGAGCGCATGTGCCACGCCGATGATCAGCACGGCCACAAAGCCCAGGACCATCACAAAGCCCTCCGGGGTGAAATTGAACTGGAGCCAGAGGTCCCCGCCTTTGTACATTGCGACGCGCGCCATAGGCTCGTCGTTTTGGTGGTTGTTGAATTGCTTCATTTTGGATTACAGTTTGTTAGTGAAAATGCAGCCCCGCCCTCTGCGGGGCTGCCTTGCGTCGCCTAAGCGAACAAAAACGTGTTGCGTCTTTTCATGGCGGCGAGCAGTGGCCGAAGCCACCCTGCTCGCTGAAAGTCCATGATACTCGATTCTTTGAATCGGGACCAGGAGGTGTGGCAGCTATGCACACCACACACTCCCAGCTTACCCTACGTCACAATGAAAAATTGCGGGGAAGGCAGGATTCGAACCTGCGAAGCTACCTGTCTTGTTATGGGGCAATCATGGCGACCATTTTAAGACCTGCTTCCGAACGGGGTCGGAGACCTTCTCTACATCCCCAACTTTCCCCGGAGCCTTTGCCCCGGGGCCTAACTTCCAACAGTATGAAAGACTCTCTCTTAGTACATGCTTCGGATATCGATATCCACTTCGTCGTCTTCGTCGTCTCTGGCGCTGGTATTGCCCACCGGCACCGTGACAAGTACTTTGGCTTTGCCGGTATCCTTCCACTCGCCGATGCGCTCTGTGAGCCATTCGTTTTCGGCGCTGGAGGCTGCGGCTTTATCGGTATAGCTGCCCAGGAGCAGCTCCACTTCTGATCCTGCTTTCGTGATCGCTTCAAGGTCAGCCTTGCGGCGCTCCTCCAGGTCTTTCAGGCGGGCTTTCATCTTGCCCGTTTTGCGATCGGCGCCAGGTCCGTACATCTGTACCTTGCGCTGCTCATGCGCTTCGCCCAGGTACTTACGGTTTACGTCTTCGCTGGCTTCGAATAGGTACACCGTGCTCAGGTCGTCCATGTCGTAGCAAATAGCCACGTCACGATAGTGAGAAATTGTGCTATACTCCTGCACCGTGTACATATACTCGATGCGCTGTATTTCGGTCTTGATCAGGCCCTGTGAGCGAAGGCGTACCCGCTTTTCCAGGCCAAAGAGCTCGACAAATGTCCAAGGCTCTACGGTGGTGGTATGTGGGCGCTCGCATTGTGCGTGCAGCTCACGCGGGCTCAGCTCGATGGACGCATATTTGCGGCTGTAGTGGCTCAATGGCGTAGACCTGTATGCCTCGATGATCCGATTTGCCTCCTGGAAGGCTGCGTCGAAATCCCAGCCATCCTTATTGGCCTTACGCTGCATGTGCGCCAGGTACTCCGCAGAGCGGTGCGCATAATCCCGGCGGCTCTGGATGCCTTCGCCGTAGTAATAGTCGCTGTCCTGCATGAAGACCGTCTGCAGCGTGCCAAACATGCGCTCGATGCGCGCTTTGCCGGTGGCTGTGCTGGTTTTTGTTACCTGCATGCCTTCGCGCAGCAGCCTGCGCTCGACGGTTTCCCATTCCGGGGTGTTGTGGCCCGGGAACTTATCCGCTACCAGCTCGTAAGGCAGGTATCCGGAGACGGCAACGGCCATTTTGATCGCGCAGATCCAGCCCCAGCGGTCTTCTTTAGTATCCAGGTGCCAGCCCAGGATGTCGCCGGAATACACATCGCGCACGGCGATGATGTATAGGAACTCCTGGCGCCCGTCCTTGCCTTTGTGGCCGATGAGGTTGACCCGTGTACCGTCCGCCTGCCAGCAGTCGCCGGCGAACATGGCGTTCTCTACCGGGATATAGCCCTTGTACATGCCGCCACGGCGGCCATTGCGGCCAAAACGCCCATCGGCAGTTAGGTACTTGGTGAAAGGCTTGGCAAGCTCGTTGTTGAACCAGCTCACCGACGGCTTCGGCTTTACGGCCAGCTCGCACAGAAAGCGAAGCTTCCGGATGATGTGGCTGTTCGTGTAGTTCTGCGGCATGTTGCGCATCTGGAACAACCAGGCGACGATCTCCGGATCATCGTATTTCTTCGCGTTGCGGTTGCCCAGCCGGGGCAGGTCAATCACTTCCGTAATCGCCGCCCCGCCCTGGATGACCTTGAGAACCTTGTCTTTCAAAATGCGGTGTGTGCTGGGCAGGTAAGGCACGCCGGCGTGCGTGATGTCTTGGACAAACTCCACATAGAAGCTCGCCCGGCGCACATCGTAGCCGGAATCGCGCACATAATCAATTGCTGCCTGAAGCACCGCAGCTGCCTTTGCAAGCTGCACCGTTTTCGCCTCCGGATAGCCCGGATAAGCGTGCATATAATCGCGGTAGCCATGTTCTACCGCTTGCCGGATCACATCCATCCATTTGCCGCGAGGCACCAGGGCGCCACCGCCGCGGAGCTCATCCGCCGGCGGCAGCTGCGCCTGATAACGGGGAGGGATCCTTTTGTAATCGTAGTAGTACACCCCGTCCACTTTAGCCCAGCGCCAGCTTATACCGGTGTCTGGTGGGAATTTGGATGTGGCTTTTTTGGGGAGGCTTTCTTTGAAGCGGGACCGGGCTATACGGATATACTCGCTCGACAGCTTACAGTTTGCCATAAGCATTTTCTCTGACACCCAGATTTCCCCGCGCTTGCGCAACACGTCTTTCATATCTATGCGGTTAATGCCAATTGAACTACTTCCTCTGCCTTTTGCCGGAGCGTTTTGCGCTCTTTGAGGACTTCAGCTGCAATCTTCAGCACTTCCTCATCGTTCCCCGAAGAGCGCAGTACCAGACGAACCCATTCGCGAGTGCATCCACGCCGGCGGGCTATTTCGTTGATGCTTCCGTAGAATTTCCGCAATTCGGACCGCAATTTTTCCCGCTGGGCTTTTGCGCTATCATTCATGTTGTATCTTTGCTTTTGTTTTGCATTTACTTTGCAAAGATATATGCGAGACACATATTAAGCAAGAAAAAATATAGGTAATAACTATATTTTTTTTCTCGTCAATTGTAAATGGCTGACAGACAGTATCAGGAGCAAGGGGAAAGGCTGAAAAAAATTCGAAAAACCCTGGGTATGAACCAGGTCGAATTAGCGGAAGCGCTGCACATTACGCAGGCGCATCTAAGCTCATTGGAGGGTGGCAAGTACGCGCTGACAATAGATCTAATGATCCAGCTCAAGAAAATTGCACCGGAGATGTCTTTGGATTGGCTAGTCTGCGGAGAAGAAGATATAGGTCTGGCATATAATGTGGCTATGGAGACCGATCAGGAGTATAAACGCATCCAAAAAATTGAACGCTTTTTAAAGGAGCATTTCCCAGACTTTAAATAGGCCATTTAATGCCTTTTTTAGCTCATCGTCAATGCCGGATATTAACCGCAATCAAACAGGAAGCAGGCTAAGAAAAATTCGAAAGGATTTGCGCATGGAACAGCGATCCTTTGCCGAATTTTTAGAAATCGGCCAGTCGCAACTGTCGCGAATAGAAAATGGCGTGTATGAAATCCAGAATGATCATTTTATAAAACTTGGCAGGCTGGGCTATGATCTTAATTGGCTGATATTAGGGGAGGGGAGTATGAAAAAAGAGCGATTTGTTCAGACAGTAGAGCCGGCGGATGAACATAATCGGATGGATAAAATTGAACGCTTTTTAAAGGACCATTTTACAGACTTTAAATGATCTTTAAAAGGCTTTAAAAGGGCCTGAAATGTCCTCAAACGTTATCATTTTTTAGGCCAAAAATGATAACATTTATGATAACGCCAGAAGCAAAAACCAAAAAAGCACGTTTTGCCGACCAGGTGCAGAACGTGCTTTTTTGCAATTTTTGCATCAAACAAGGGCTTTTTGTTTCGTTTTATGCTGTTTTACAGGCTTTGAAGTGCTGTTTTTTGCAATTTTATTAATGACCAGCACTGTAAAATGTTATCAAATGTCCTCAACGGCAAAAATATAACTGCTTGATTTTCAATATTCGGCAAAAATATCAATGTGCGTATTTGGTTTTACGGGTTATATAAAAATTAATTTTTGACGCGTATTCAAAA